CACCGTTGGCTGACGACGCGGTGTTGTTGACTGATGCCAGATCGCCGAGTGAGCCGAACGCTATGGATGAGCCAGCAGTCAGCTGGACTCCTTGTGCGATGCTCAGCGTCAGATTGGCTGTGCCATCCGTCGATGCGTTGAAGTCTGCGGTGATGGTGACGATGTCTGCGACTGGTGACGAGATCGAGTATGAGGTCTCGTGTGCTTTGGCGAGCGTCGCACGGTTGCCGATAGTCCCAGAGTTGTACTGGACGGTCACGACTGGTGTGGTCGCTGCGCCGAGAATGGCTGATAGTTCTTCGTCTGAGCCGTCTGTGTCTGCTGCCCACATCCCAGAGAGGGAGAGTGTGCCGTCACGCAGACCGACTAGATATGACTTCGATGACTGGCCGAAGGCTGTGGTTTCTGCTGTGTCAGTCGACATGGCGACATCAGCAGAGTTGAAGTAGGTGGAGAGATCGAACTCGTCCAGCAGGACGCTCGTACCTTTACCGTGGATGAATGTGGGCATCAGTCGTCCTCGCTCTCGTCGTCTGCGATATCCAGATCAGGCTCATCAGCAGGCTCGTCCACGAGGTCGTCGTCTGTCTCGATCTCCTCTGGCTCTGGGGTGCTGGTCTGGCGACCCTCTTGCTCTAGGAGTCCACGGTCGATGAGCCACTGGGCTTTGGCTTGCGTCAGTTCGATGGTGTCACCTGGCTCGTAGCGACGAGTGCCAACGCTGATACCGCTCTGCCCGTCTGCTCCGCCTGTCACCCTAAACTTCATCCGATCTCCTTGCATACGCAGCAGGAGTCAGCCATGAGGCGACTAGCGGTCACGGGGACACCTGCTGGCGACGAGCGCACTACTGGAATGGATCGTAACCGCTGGGAGCGTTCTGGCGTTGTAGGCAGAGCGAACCGTTTGTGCCACATACACAGCACAGCGTCGCCTATCGTCCCCAGAGACAGATACGTCTGGAGGGACGATGAAACTGACGAACAGACAGAAGATGATCCTCACGCTCCTACTCCACAAAGGTGAGAGTGGCTGGCGTGAGGTGACGAAAGGCGACTCAGCACTTGATGAGGCTCTACATGGCCTGATCGCTAACGATCTGGTCGTGAGACCCAGAGGTCAGAGCATCGCTCTCAGCGAGGAGGGTGCAGAGAGAGCCACAGCGATCCAGTCGTACACACAGACATTTGCGCGCAGACATCAGATGTGTCCAGCGTGTGTGCGTGTCCACTGTGTCTGCGAGATCCGTCTGGTCTGTCTCGGAGACGGTCCACACGATCTCGGATGTCATGGCTCCCACGACTGATGACAACTGCTGGATCCAGATTGAGTTGCACAAAGCCCGTGCGTACAGCAGAGCACTACGCCACATGGCGCACGCTGGTCTGTGGCCCGGACTGGAGCCTTTGACGTTCGATGAGGAGGCGTGCGAGTGGGACGGACCGCTGCTCCCTCTGGAGAGCATCGACAGAGAGTCACGCACGAGCATCAAATCAGAGAGAGATATCGATCACGGCTCAGAGCGTGGATATCAGCAGCACAGAAGATTCGATGGGAAGCCATGTGAGATATGTGTGGTCGCCCATCGAGCACATAACCAACAACAGAGGAGAGCGAGGAGATCCGCATGAGCACAGAGACGATGGCAGAAGGCAAGCCACCACGAGCGACTGCTGTGAACACACAGGACATCGATGGTCGACTCCCAGAGGGGCAGATCCTCGTGGAGATCTGGGATGATGGCGAGATCCACATGGCATATCGAGAGAACACCTGGGACTCGTGGCCTTTGGGGATGTGGGGGATGATGGCAGCGACCTCCAACAGCGACGATCCTGATGCGTTAGACTTTGGATAGAGGATCACTATGTGTACCAAACTGCAAGATCGACTACGGATGAAGCGGCTGGCTGGTGCCGACTATCAGACCATCGCTCTGATGGAGGAGGCAGCACGCAAGATCGATGAGCTGGAGCAAGATCTGTTCTCACTAGAGCAGCAAGCAGTAGCGCAGGGTGTTACACTCACCCAGCGATCTGGCTCGTCATCTGACTGGGACAACGACACCTAGTCAGATCACAGTCGTGGTCGGCGGCAGCCCGCCTCCAGGTATCTCCCTCGTTACCTATGGGCTGCTGCCGATCACTCTGACGGAGAGCGATTCTCAGCTTTGCAGCGAGGACAGCGCAGTATCCACGGTGCTGTCACGAGCTCTGCGAGTAGTTTGCCACAGCCTGCACAGCGCACCTGATGGCGTGTCGCTCGATCCACCTCTGCGCGGGTACGCACCTCTGCATAGGGATCCACAGGGATACTCATGTCGCTTTGCTGACCTCAAAGTTCTGGGCGATGATGATCCGGTCATGGCTGTCACGCTCTAGCGCAAACGGGGATTGCAGCCCTGCGACACGGTGATATCGATCACCAGATGCGAGCGTCGTGTCATTGACGATCTGCTCCAGAGCCGTCCAGATCTCATCTGCGAGGCTGCGACCGGTGGTGTACGAGCTCGCCCGGGTCACGACTTGTACCCGTGGACGCTCGACCAGAGGTAGCGCAGCACCGTTCATCGTCGAGAGAGGTGCGCCACCCACATACTCGTACACAGCGACGCAGGTGTCTGGGTCGTCTGGGAGGCGTGCCAGATACAGATTGGTGCCGAGTGTCAGCGATCCCACCTGTGCTGCGAGGTATGCGCCGAGGTCATCTAATACAGCCATCAGCGTGATCTCCTATCGAACCGGACATGCGCCCGGATACGTTTCATCAGGTTCTCTGGCATCGCATCCATGTGCTGAGTGAATGGGTGCTCCAGATACTTCGGTCCTCTGCCCTGTCCCGGCTCAATCGGTCCTGTGCCAGATCGACCTCCCACCACAGTCTTGCCCGGTGGCTTCGGTGGATGCCACAGATCCAGACGCTCATGCTGGATCACAGCGTATGGTGCTGCTGCGCCACCGTAGGCGATCTCAGCCTCCACGCCCAGCCCGCTGAGAGTGCGACGTACATCGACTGTGCGGCTCGCTCGCAGCGCACCAGTATCCACAGGGACGAGACGGCTCGACTCCTTGGCGATCTCGTTGACCATGTCGTAGATACCTTTGGCTGTGGCATCTGCCATCTGATCTGCTGTGGCAGCGAGAGCCTTCTGTAGGTCTTTGAGACCGTCGAGTCGTACAGATGCCATGATCTATGCGCTCCCCAGATGCACCACAGTGCATTGAGCACCGTGCTCGTCGTACCTGTAGCCCACCTCCACGACCTTGCGAGTGATGCCGTCGACAGTCATCTCATCGTCGACCTGCACCACGAGCGTGGACGACGGGATGTAGATGCGGTAGTCGATGATGCGCCCGTCACGCTCCAGATCTCTGTCAGCGTCCCAGACACGCTGCACATAGGCAGATGCTGACGCTGTGGTGACAGAGGAGATCTCCCCATAGGCGTTAGTGCCTGTCACAGAGCGGTGAGTCACCGTCTGTGTGGCGAGACCAGCTAGAGCCTGCGAGAACGCTGTGGACGCAGGCATCAGCGATCCGCACCTGGGCCAAAGTACTCGATGCCTCTGATGTCGTTCGACTGTCCACCATCACGGACGTTCTCAAACTGTCCAGAGGCGAACCAGCCACGATAGATGTCGCTGTTCTCTTGATCGATGTCTTTGTCGCTGATGGTGATGCCACCTGCGTATGGGACTGGTGTGCCACCCTCCCGGGAGGCGAGACCCTGTAGGACGACAGCCTGCTCGCGGTAGGCGGTTGCACGCTGGCTCATCTTGACTGACAGGTCACCAATCGTCTTGTCTGCCTCACGAGCGAGTTTGGAGGCGATGGTCAGACAGCAGCGGTACGCAGCGTCATAGAGAGCGTCTGTGCTTGTTGCTGAGCCTGTGGCCTCTTTGTTTGTCCATGCGATCTCCTCGTCTGAGAGGAGCTGGTCTGTGGTGTCTGTGTCACCCGTCAGAAACCGGATCGCATCACGAGCCGAGTTATCTGGATCGCCAGAGTACGTCCACGCCATCTCTCACCTCACCGGTAGTAGATCGAGCCAGACGGCGTTCCCAAAACGACATCGACATAGATCCCGTTTGGGCAGTGGATCCCGTTCGGTCCGAACCACAGCACCTCGTGTCCACCAGCAGCCGGATCAGCCGACGCGACGAGCGTGCCAGTGTTGTTAGTCCCAGAGTGGATGTGAACGTGGACGTTGCCAGAGTCGTCGTCGTTGATGTCGAGACCCATGAGGATCGCAGACCCTGACACAGCCTGCTGGTCTACGCCAGAGAGAGCGAACGCTGTGGCTGCTCTGAGATGTGAATCGTATGAGGACATGGCTTCCTTTCGTAAATAGCAAGAGCCGGGACCGGGACCGTGCGTCAGTCTCCGATCCCGGCTCTAGCCGGAGGTGATCTATGTGTCGCTTAGGCGACTGGGTTGCTGAAGAAGTAGCCGAGCGGTGAAGCCACGACCTTGAAGTCCCATGCGGACTCGATCTCCAGACGGTCGCTACGGAGGTGATCCATGCGGAACCGGCTGACAGCAGTGCTCGTGCCGAGTCCACCACCAACGCCTGTCCACACGAAGTTGTATCCAGCTGACGCGGTCATCAGTCCAGCCTGCGGTGCGACGTAGCAGAGCAGAGCGTCCTTGTCGCCGATCTGCCCGTAGGAAGCCGTGGCTCCCTCTGCAGCCGAGTTGAACACACCCTTCATCACGAAGATGCGGTCGACCTCAAACAAGCGGGCGAGCAGATCAGGAGTGACTGCCTCTGCGCTGGTGTGCTTGTAGCGATCCACGACATCTGCGTGGTTCTTGAGGATGCTGTACGCCTTGTACGACAAGACGAGGGTGTTGGCGAGGTATCCCGTGTTGCTCAGGATCGTGTTCTTGCCAGCCTCAATGTCAGCGATTGGGGTTGAGCCTGATGCGCTCCACAGCGTGCTGGGGGTTGCGTCAGTATCCCAAACGCCAGTCGTGAAGTGGGTGGTTGCCCAGTCACGCTCTTGACGGATCAGCATCTGGTGGGTGAGGAACCGGGTCGCATCCATGTCTGGATCGAGAGGAGCGTCGCTGTTGGAACGCACCTGATCGCCGATGTCCTTATGCAACGCCCACACCAACGATGAGTATGAGGCGGTGCTGAGACCGTAGCCGGAGCCTGCTGACTCGGTGCCGTCTGCACGAGTCTGCGCTTGGTCACGGTAGAAGTCACCCTGCGTGTAGGTGTAGTAGAGGTCGCTCTGCTTGGCGACGTTCACGGTGGGAAACACACGGGAGGCGACGAAGTTGTCTGCCTCCTGCATGTAGGCAACGCTCATGTTCGTCAGAACTGCGTCAACATGCACCTGGGATTGGGTTGGTTGGGGCATCTCTGTATCTCCTCAGATCAGGCGGCGCGACCGGCCGTGGTGTTGATGAAAGCCTCCACCGTGTCGCCAGCGGCAGCAGCGTTCAGGGCGATGCCCATCGTGTAGACCGTGGTGTCGACGCCAGCAGCAATCGCATCAGCCTGACCATCAGCTGATGTGCCGATGACGTTGCCTGCTGCGAGAGTGCCGTCTGCGACGACCTTGCTGATACCGAACAGGCAGACCTCTGCGGCCTGTCCGCTCGTTGGTGTGTTCTGCAACACGCCGATAGGTACGTCTGTGATGGCAGCGCACACCGTGACGGTGTTGTTGCCACTCATCTTGACGAAGTGGTACTGCTTGCCAGACAGGTCAGCCGAAGCCGTGAACTGTCCGACTTTGATCTGGGCGGCTTCGTATGCCATGACTCAGAGTCCCTTCTCGGTGATGTAGCGGTTGTAGAGATCCTTGTTGCGTTCTGCGACGAGGGTGATTGCCTTAGCGAGGCTGGATGCCTCACCAGCAGCGACGAGATCGTTGGCCTGAGCCTCAATCATCGACCATGCGTCAGCGGTCGTGGAGTCCTGCGCCTCTGCGCCAACCTCTTTGAGGATGTCGACCTCGCCCATCGCAGTGGCAGTCGCATCGAGAACTGCTGCGATCTTCTCTGCTGCTTCTGGTGCAGTCTTTGCGACCTCCAGCATGACAGAGCCGAACTCTGCAGGGTCAACACCTGGGATCATCGCCCAGCCGCTGGCCTTCTCCACAGAGGCAGCGAGCTCACGCTCCTGCTCCAGTCGTTCCTTCTCCACTCGCATCGCCATGAGTTCTTTGCGAAGATCGGTGAGTTCCTTCTGCAGGCTCTCATCGACGCTCACACTCGCAGCGACAGGGGTGACATCTTCTGAGATCTGCTCAGCCTCTGCTGAGATCTCTGTGACATCGAGTTCCACGTTGTCGTCTCCTTGATCGTCTGACTGTGATTTGATGACCAGCCATCCCTCGTGGAGGTGCGCCGGGTGATCGACACCACTTGTCTCGTTCACGACGAGTTCTGCGAGCTTTGTGCTGCGAGCCATCAGCAGACACTCTAACCGGACGTAGACATCCTCTGTTGTAGGTTTCGTCTGATTAGTCAGATGATGCTGTTATCGCACGCAGGACAGCGTGCAGCCGAAGCATCTCATCTTGTTCATGCTGTCCCTTTGGCACCACTCGACGGAGGTACGCCATGAGCAGATATGCGTCCTGTTTCGTCACGTTTGAGTGGGATCGTTTCATGGGTCACCTCGTGGAGATCGATCTGCCGGAGCACCATTTGCTCTGGGATGTGAAGGACTGAGTCTAGATACTCATCCTCTGTGAGTGACCGGACGATTGAGATATGTCCAGCTTTGCCACCGCTGTCTGTGTCGAGTCTCCAGCCTGCAGTACAGACCAGGTAGTCACCTCCAGCTGATGCGTCCTCTGCTGTGATCCAGTCGTCTCCTAGTGAGTGTGCGTCACGCCAGATCACGATGCTGATCTGCATCAGTCGTCATCTCCCATGTCGAGCAGGCTCTGGACGATGTCAGTCTGGATCTGACCGGCGACATCGCCGTCCACGGTGAGAGGTAGCCCACAGCCCTGCTCAATCAGATCGTCGCAGACACCCATGATCTCCCATGCCATGTGCTTGGCGACATCTGGGTCGATCAGTAGGTGCAGCATGTCCTCCTCGTGATCGACCAGTGTCAGCAGGATGACACGACCCGCGCCGTTCTCACCGAGATGCACCAGCCTGTGGATAGCCCATGCGTGGACTGGGAGTGTGTTCTGTAGATCTACCCACTGGCTGTCACTCATCGTCGACAGCGTACTTGTGTCCACGCCACCAGATCTGACCTGACCTAATCGGCAGCATCTCCAGATTGAAGTCGCCGTCTCCCTCTCTGTACTGCACGACGCACATCCCTTGCTGCCAGTCCTCGTGTCGGACGATGGGTCGACCGTCGAGATCTGTGCCACCTTTGGTGGACGGCACGGCTCCATCGATCCGGGCGAGACATCCCGGCGACGCTGCGAGGATCGTGCGTGGCCCGTCAAAGTCCTCACGGGTGCGCTCAGCCCACTCAATCCTGTGGATGTGTCCGTACAGCACAGACGTTTTCTCACGGGCGAGGTACTTGTGGGCAGTAGAGCCGCTGGATTTGACGAGATCACCGTGGATAACTCGCAGGCGTTCGTTGATCCAATGCGAGCTCGCTGGGTAGCCGGGGAGGTAGGTGACACCGAACTCGTCGAACCGGCAGAGATCTGGGACGCTCAGCACAGGCCATGACTCTGGCAGGTTGCCTCTGCGTAGCCCGAACGCTGCTGCTGCGTTCCCTGCGATGTATCTGGGCAGACGTTCCTCGTGGTTGCCAGCGATCCACACGATCTCAGCTCTAGGTGCTGCACGCCGGATCTCTGCTGCGAGCGTGGTCGCCCGGTCGATGCTGGCTTGTGTGGTGCGCTGCCATGCCGGAGTCGTGAGGTACTTCCCGAATTCTGGGAGGTCGAGGTTGTCCCCTACCAGTACGACGAGATCTGGGTCAGCAGCCCGGACGACAGCGAGAGCAGCAGCGATGGCTTGCTCGTCGTGGGTCGCCTCCAGAGAGTCATCTCCCAGCCGGTAGTACCCGATCTGGCAGTCAGGTAGGACACACGCGAGCCTGTAGTCAGATGTGGTCTCTTTGCGGGATCGTGGCGCAGGCAGTCGTATCTGTGGCCCAGGTGTGATGACAGGCCATTCCGGGCCGGTCTCCCATGCTGGGGATAACTGGACTGCTGCGAGGTCGTGGATCTCTGCTTCACCCTCATCGTTCTTGGTGAGGGACTGATACAGCGAGATGCGCTGCACTCGACCGATCTCGTCGATGTCGATCCCGTTCCTGTCGAGCAGGCTGGCGATACGACCCAGAGCCTCCCGGCGTGCTGACGGGCTGTCCTGTGCGGCGAGGTTGTCAGACAGAGGCATCTCTGCACCCACATCTCTGGTAGATGTGCGCCTGCATGGTGTCTACCGATATCTCATATCCCTCTTGCTGGAGCGCACGAGCTAGCGATGATCCAGAGATCTCTGTGTGTCGTGGGAATACTCCGCTGATTCTGGTTTCTCTCAGCATGTCGACCATGCTGTCGAACGCCTGCTGATCGTCTGGCGGGAGCTTTGCATAGATCTGCATGGCGAGGCAGCGTCGCCCACTCTGTGTACTCATCTCAGCGATCCGCTCCGATAGTGCCATCTGTCCTCCATTCGGTCACTAAACGGTAACACAAACAGCCATTTATCCAGTTTCGCTCCAGCATCGTGGGCGGTGCAACGAACCGCCTGCGATCCTCAACTGTCGTCAGATAGGGTGCTGAGACCCACTCTGGGTATCGAGGGAACAGAGAGGAGATGCCATGAGGCTCCAACTACACCGCAGGCTCGCCCACGCACTCACACCAGCAATACTGATGGGAGTCATTGGGGTGACCGGCCTGTCTGCTGCGACGACAGCAGATGCGCCACCTGCACCCACCAGCACATCATCCACTACAACGCAGGCTCCACCACCACCTGTGACACTCGCTGCACCGCTATCAGCTGATGAGCACGACTCTGAGGTATCTCTGCCTCCAGTCCCATCGCTCCCACCGCGGATACAGGTACAGACCACGACTACGACGACGATCCCCGGATACAGCCGTGCTGACTGTCCACAGATCTGGTCTCTCGCTGTAGATGTCGGCTGGCCGGAGGAGTGGCTGCCACGACTCGATGAGATCGTCTGGGCAGAGTCCAGATGTCAGCACGATGTCATCTCATCCACGTATGACTATGGGTGGACGCAGATCAACTGGGCTGCTCATGGCGACAGGCTCACAGCGAACGGGCTGAGCCGTGAGGCTCTGCTCGTGCCAGTAACAAATCTGACTGAGGCTCTGTGGATCGCTCAGTACGCTGCAGAGCACTATGGATGCTGGTCACAGCCCTGGTACATGAGTGGCGACTGGTGCTGATCCTCGGTCTGGTTCTGATCTGCGTGGCGTTTCGCATCATCTGGTGGCTGCTCGACGACTTGGGCTGACGATGCTAGTAACTGTGACAGCCATCATGTAGCGTGTGTCTGGGCGCATAGCGTCCACCTATTCATACACACACACGATTGGAGGCATCGTGAGTTCACATACAAATGTGCGACCTGTCGTCCGTCTCGCCAACCGCAAAGTATGCGTGGAGGGATACCGGATCGACGACTACGACAGCACCAGCTACCTTGCCCGGGAGATCCGGATGTACTACCGGTGGCTCAGACAAGGCGGCGTGACCAGATGGACTGCGAGAGCAGTCATCAGTGGTCTGCTGATGATGCAGACGAGGATTGAGAGGTCTGACGATGACTGATGTCATTATCGTCCACAGTCTGATGGTCATCGCATTCTTGGTGGTGGTCATCGTCACTCATCCACGAGGAGGTCGTGATGACTGACTGGCGTAGCCATGCAGAGTGTCGTGGAGTCGACACCAACGTCTTCTTTCCAGACGCACCAAACAGCATCGCAGAGGCTCGTCGTATCTGTGATCGCTGCACAGTCAGCGATGACTGTCTGGAGTTCATCCTCTCCATAGGTGACGAGGATGACAGAGTAGGAGTGTTTGCTGGCACATCAGCACGCCAGCGTCGACAGATACGTCGTGAGAGGAGCATACGTCCAGCAATGGAACATCTCCCACCACATATCCCCACACCTCTGCGCTGGGATCCAGTAGAGCAGAGATATCTCGTGGTGACAGACTTTGTCTGACTAGACCAGAGCCTCTGTAGGCAGATCTGCCTCCATACGTTTGGCTGATCCACCTATGGAGTAGCCACGCAACTCGCCAGCCTTGACGAGATCCCAAGCCCAGTCCTCCCAGATGACACCCAGAAATGGGGTGTTGGCTGGGAACTGGTATTTGGTGACACCCTGTGCTGGCACCTTCAGCGATGCCTCTAGTGGGAATGGCATCGTCATCAGCTCGACCATCTCCCCAGCAGCCTTGTCTGAGTGCTGGAGGTAGATCGTGCGGTCGCCTTTACGCACCCAGTCCCACATCGCACGCTGGAGTGTGTCTGGATCTGTGAACTCGCCATGTGCGTCCTCACGATCCGGGACATACGCAGGACCGAGTGTGTAGCGATACTCCGCTGCCTTCTGCATGACCATAGGATCTGCGCTCTCCAGCATCGCCATCTTGTCGTCGAGGTCGATGGCGTACGGCTCTGCGAGACCGTGGACGATCTCTAGCTCGTCGCTCACGAGATCATGCACAGCCTTTACTGCCTCAGTCACGATCTGGACCTGGTGCGCTTGCTCGTGTAGTGCTACCAGTTCTTTCCGTGTCGACGCGGAGACACGACTCTGGGCGAACTGTTCGATTTGAGCCAGCCGTTGCTGAGCAGCATCGCGTGTGGAGTAGCAACCGAAGGAGCGACCTGTCTCTGAGTAGACACAGAACTGGTCTGCCTCCTCACGGATCTCACGGCGCACAGCACGATAGTCAGCGTCGTCATTGCTCCGATCAGCAGGAGCGACATCGTCACTCTGAGTAGCGTCCTCATCTGGCATCTCCTGTGGTGTGGGCATCATCGCTGTCGCTGCTCGATCCATCAGAGCGAGCACTCGCTGAGCGAGATCACGAGTGTCTGGCGACATCGCCAGAGCGAGATAAGCCTGAGAGAGACATGCGACAGGGCTGGAGTAGCCCATGCTGTGTCCTTTCTCCATCTCGCGATCCACGCCCAGCAAGATGCCCTGTAACTCATGGATGAGTGACATCGCCTCGTCTGCGAGATCTGCGAGACCTCGCCTCACGAAACCTTGATATGCGTCCAGTAGTTCGTCCATTGGATCGACAGCACCATCGTCGTCCTTCTCCTCATAGCCATAGCCCTTGAGTGTGTCTGGTGCGTCGTGTGTGTCTCCCATAGATGCACATCACCCTAACAGTCGACAGCAGAGGACTGCTGGAGGTGTGGGTACAACAGAGAGAGCCACCCATCGCTGGGTGGCTCTCAGTCTGTGGGGGTTGGGTGGGATCAGAGGATCTTCTGGATGTACAGCAGATCCAGCATGAGCGTGGCGTGATCCTCCACCTCAAATGGGTAGTAAGGCCACGCCTTCTGGCACGCCTCGCTGTATGCCTTCATGTGAGCGTAATCGCTCCAGCGATAGAGGTTGGAGCCTCCACGACCCTCGTTCTCTACCCAGATGATCTCCTCGCCATTGCGTGAGATGGTCATGGTGAACGCCTCGCCATCGCTGGTCTTCATGCTCCCAGTCAGTTTGATGGTGTACTCAGCGAGATCGCTGAGATCGACAGCCAGCATCTCCTTTGCTGTCTGCCTCACCTCGTCCTCTGAGATGAAGTCGTAGGACTGCCACTCTGCGATGTAGTCCTTTCTGTACATCTCGCAGACTGTGGTCAGTTGCTCGATGGTGGTGGTGGTCTTCGTCATTGGTATCTCCCTCTGTAGGTGCCAGCCGGGTCGCTGACAGAGATCACAATAAGGGACGATCCACCAGATGTCAACTATCAGCCCAAATATCCATTAGTGGTTGCAATCGCTGTGCATCCGCATTACTATTGGATCTATCAGCACATAGGCTGATCCAAGAGAGGGAGAACCAAATGAGCAACCTGACTGACACCCAGATCGCAGACCATCCGCTGGAGGGATGCGACCGCTGCACCTGTGGAGCCAAGTACTACGACCAGCTGAAGTCTGGAGTGTGGATGTGTGCCTCGTGCAAGGACGAGGTCGTCGTCCTCTTCGCCTCCATCTATGAGTTGGAGTATGACGCAGAATGGATCGCTCACGATACCTACGAGTCAGCACGCGCTGAAGCCCACGAGTGGTCTGGCGCAGACTGGTATCACGAGGCAGCGTCAGCCATCGTCGCTGGTGAGAGCGAGGCACAGCGCGTCTGGACTGGTGTGATGCGAGTCGTCGTGCCAGCAACCACTCTGAATGACGAGGACTACAACGCAGTCTGGGACGCATCAGAGACTGTGTGGGAGGACAACGTGAGTGTCGTCTCAGAAGTGCTCGCACCATCACTCGTCGACGCTGACTGACACATCCACATCCACATCCACAGACAGAGCCACCTCAGAGATGAGGTGGCTCTTGTCGTTGTCAGTCTCTAGATGACAGAGGATGTCCCTCTGGGAGGAGATCTGTGTCAAACGCTGTGCGAGGGAATCGCCCAGTTCTGACTGCTTGGAGGAAGGCGTTGACACGACCTAACGCCCATTGCTCTGCGCTCGTCACGTTTGGGCGCACAGAACCTGGATTGCCTTGATATGCGCCTATCCCTCGCTCATAGACAGCAGACAGCATCCTCAGAGTCACCCTCTTGCCAGCCCCAGAGTGCTTGTCGTTGTGGTCGTCCACCTTGCTCTGGAGGATCTGGCGTGCTCTGCCTGTCACCTCTTTGTCGATGCGATCTGAGATGTCTCCAGCAGCACGCACCTCTGATGCTGAGCGTAGGACCTGGCGATCAGTCTCGATCAGCGAGTCGTCATCTTGGACTGCGTACACACGGATCAGCACGGCTGGGTCTGCGCTCGTCGCCTCACGAGTGTCCCCAGCTCTGGTGATCTCGCCAGATCGGAACACCTCCACGATCACTCCTGTCGCATAGGTCGTGGGATCTGGAGGCTTGGGTACTGCGTACTGGACAGCGAGACCCACACGCACAGATGATGCAGCGATCTTGCTCAGCTCGCCGTCGTCGATTAGGCGATCTCGTGTGCGCTCAGCCCATCGCCATGCGTCCTCTTTGTCTGAGCCGAGACCACCTCCCCACAGGAGCCATGCGACCTGTCCGGGAGTAGGACGCTCGCTGTCTCCAGCCACATACGCTCTCGCCTTCTCAGAGTTCAGATCGACTCGATGGCGTGCGAACCATGCAGCCATCCGGCGTACCTTCTCCGCAGAGACAGAGCCAGCAGCCATCTGGCGTGCCTCCCTAACTGTCTTGGGTCGTAGCCCAGAGCCTGCGTACTCCAGCAGATCCAGTCCTCGTCGTGCGTTCGCTCTGATGTATGAAGGTGTCGATGGCATAGTCAGTCAGTCCAGTATTGAGATGTGCTCGACCAGTCTCCCATCTGCGTCGTAGACATCGTCGTAGTAGTGGCGCACACCGCGACGACCCCGGCCATACCGGTTGTCTGCGTCACGATCTGGTTCCATAGGCTCTTCTGGGAGCAGTTCTGGGATCTGGTCATCTGCCATAGGTCACCTCATCAGTCCTCGTAGTCTTAGGATCCGTTCGATGAGAGGACGCAGGACGGTCATCTCCTCATCTGTGAACTGGAAGTTCATGCGCTGGTATGCCTCCAGACCTCGTCGCATCGTCGAGTTGCCTGCGACATCAGCTACCCATTGGCAGTACGCCCGCGCCCACACCTCCACAGGAGAGGTGTAGTAGGCGCGGTACGCTCCTCCTCTGCCGTATGTCTGCACACTCTTGGTCTCTCGTGCTGCTGCGATAAAGTCGAGGACTGCCCTGTCGAGGGGATCTGTGACCTCGTCCAGATGCTCAACCCACTGTGGCCCGTATCTCTTGCTGAGATCTAGTCCCTTCTTGTTGAATGCCTCTCGCACAACGAACTTGCTGCCGTCCCAGTCGACACGGTGTCCCATCTCATGCGCCATATCCAGCATCTGCTTGCCGAGATCAGCGACCTCGTCACCTGCGCCAAAGCCACTATCAGTGATCCGGATCTGCGGTCGCAGCGTTCGAGAGTTGTACTCCTCCACCTTGTCTCGCCACTCGGCGAACGACTCGCCACGTTTCCGGCGTGGACGAGCTCCACGAGTCCCAGGTGTGAAGTGACCGCCTTTGCTCTGCGCCTTCCCTGCGAGGTCGATCTCCACAGGTAGGACACCATCGTCTGCCAGCCCGTGGAGCTGATCGATCATGTCGACTGTCTCATCGAGTGCGTCTGCTCGCACTTTGCGGCGACCACGAGTCGCATCTGGTCTCTCCACAAGATCTTTGACCCTGCGTGTCCCCTGTGGTCCTGGACCGTAGTCAGCGAACGGATTTGAGCCAGATCCCCGTGGTGGAGCTGGTCGTGCCAGATCGAGCAGGCTCTGTGGAGGTGTCGCAGGCTGTGGCGGTGGAGTTGGTCGCGGTGGAGGCTGTGGAGTGCGTGGTGCGGGCGCAGGCTGGGGACGAGGCTGTCTGGGTGTGCGAGGTACAGCCGGTCGTCCTGCTGCCTCCCCGGCTGGGGAGTACCGGATATCACCGAACCGGTACGGATCATCAACTGTGCCTCCACCCTGTAGCGATGTCGGCTCGTAGAGTTTGGCGTTGGGATTGATCTCGACTGTGCAGCGACAGTTGGGATGCGCGGGAGGTGCGTCGCCAGACCACCCGTTGCTCGCCTGAAATGGCTGTGTGAGTGGGATCCCTGCGCTGGAGGTGGTACGTCCCAGCTCCACACAGATAGGACATACATCGAACGGGCCGACCTCCCATTCTTTGACAGCGTGCTTGGGATCGAGCATCCCTGCGTCGACAGCCTGCTGGTATGCGCCCATGCGTCCAGCGTTTGATGCTGTCAGGATCTCAGTACGGGCGATGGTGCGTGCTCGTGATCTGCGGAGGCGAGCAGCGTACTGATCTGTCTCTCGACGTACCTGCTCCAGCAGTTTGGTGGGCTGCACTCCGCGGCTGGCGAGATCTGCTGCGACTGTGGTCGCACGATTGAACACAGCACGCTCAGATCTCACGGTCAGCCCGTTCACCTGCGCTCCGAACATCTCAGACAGGTACTGCGCCCGTTGCGTCCCGGGAGCGACTGCTGACAATGCCTCGTACAGATCCCGTCCCACGGCTCCAGGTGTACGCCCTGTGGATAACGCCTGCTGGATGAGATCTCTCATCACCGCCTGCTGATCCCGTGTCATGTTGGTGATCCGCTGCCCTGCGTACTGTCTCGCCCAGTCGATAGCACGAGGATCTGTGCGGTCGAATCGGAAGTTGAGTGCAGCCTGCGACGGGATTGGTGTGTCTGCTTTGCCCACAGCACGATACTGAGCAGCGACTTTGCGTCCTAGTTCGATGGCTGCGAGCTCGCCAGATGCGATGTACTGGTCGAGGAGGCGTGCCTCCAGCGTCCGCTGGTAGTCAGCAAACACAGCGAGAGTGTCACGATCCTGCTGGTTTCGTGCGTTGGGATCCTCTGGACGGGAGTATGCGTCTGTCGGGAGCCTGCGCCACATCTGCTCCACGAGCGCAGCGACCTCGCTCTCAGCCTGCGACAGCGTGTCTGTCCCGGGTCGACGGCCTGCTGGTTGTCCACGGGATCTGGCTTTGCTGAGCCGGATACGTCCCCAGAGATCAGATCGTGGCGTGACAGCGATCTGTGTACGCATCTGAGACCTCCATCTCGTCAGACTTCTTCTGCTGAGCCGACTGGGAGACCAGCGGCTCCACGCAGGTATCCCTCCAGAGCCTCGTCTGGGAACAGCGGTGCGCCAGCCTGCGCCAGCGAGGTGATGAACGAGCCGATCTCTCCCAGGTCCACGTTGCGTGGTGTCGAGTAGGCGAGCCGTGGGGATAGAGCCTCGTCGATGCCGTTGATACGCAGCAGTCGTGGGATGGCGTGCTGATTGAACACCTCAGAGATCTCAGACAGGTATGCCTCCAGCGACCGGATGAACAGATCGACCTTGCTGACGCTCAGAGCCTGCGAGCCAACCTTCTCGTGGCCGAGCAGCAAGAAGTCTGCGAGCACAGTCATCGAGATGCGCTGGTCGTAGCGAGCGATGATCGAGTCTGTGTCGAACTGGCGTTGCCCACCTGTGGACAGCAGCGTCAGGTCGTATGCCTTGTTGCCGGTCTCTGGATCGTAGGCCAGAGGGAACACGACACCCTCTTGCTCGTCTCGTTTGATGTTGCGGACGATGCGCTTGATTGCGTCAAGTGCTGCACGCTCCTCAGAGGTCGCAGAGTTCGACAGCAGTTGAGGTGGGACGAGTGCGACGGGGAGACCAGCTAGATCTCGTTCGATGCCGATCGCTTCGATCTCTTGGATGCGTCGCTTGTAGTACCACGGGATGAAGGCGTTACGCAGGATGGATCTGCCCTGCGGATTGTTCAGTTTGCTGGTGGTGCGGAACAGCAGAGCCTTCTCGATGGGGATGTGGACGAGTCCACGCTTGGGTGAGTTGACATCTAGCTGGTATGCGCCCTTGATGCCACCAGTAGAGTCCAGGTCCCAGCGTTCGATGGTCTCCTGCGATCTGATAGGTAGTTTGCGCCACCCCACCCGGCCATCTGAGTAGTGCGAGCGTGTGCGTGGATCTTTGGTGTAGCCCTGTCTGCGCTTGTAGACGATCTCGTGGTACGAGTAGCCGTAGACGAGGAAGCCCATGATGGATGCGAGGGTGTCTGCCCACGAGTTCGACATATCGCCGAGACATGAGGAGATGAACTCTGCTTCTGTGATGGATCGCTCATCTGCCTCGTCAGCAGGCTCTACTGTCCACTCCACAGAGCGGATCAGCATCTCGATGGCGTGCAGCATCGCTCCCACGACTGGGTCGTTGTCTGCCATCTCTCTGTAGTTGGCGTAGGCCTGTCTGCCTTGCAGTTGGCGCAGAAAGTCTTGCTGGATCACACCATCGTTCTGGTGCAGACCAGTAGATCCGACCTCCATAAAGTCTGTGCTCGTCGCTCGTTTGGCGACATCGATGAGGTCAGAGTGCTCCACGCTGTCAGAGCATAACGCACGCAAGGCTGTTGAGAGTGTGGCTCATAGGACAGATCAGATCCCGCACATTCCCTCACACTCCATGTCGAACAGCACGCCCTGTCCCCGTTCTTCTTCGCTGCGGATATCGACCTCGTCCAGAGGTATGCGTGCTGGATGAAGAAACGCCTTTGATGGATGGAGGAGTTGTCCAATCCTGCCATTCCTCAGTTGTTGATCGAAGTCGACTGCGTCTGCCCAGTCTGCTGGGCTGTCTCGTATGGCTCGCCACTCCACATTGGAGTGATATGGGCAGCCGATACATGATGATCGTGGAGGTGGTGGATATCCACGATCTCTGTTGTATGCGATGCAGTCGTGTCGTTTGATGCGTCGCTCCACGAGTGGGTACTCGTTCTGTATCCATGAGAATGCTGGGTCTTTCATGCGCTGTGCTTCGTCCCATGAGATACCGATGACTGTGGTGACCCGATGCTCTTTGCAGCGTTCTCCAGGTTTGAGGCCAGCGAGCTCACGCTGCTTTGCTAGCAGCGGTTTTATCTTGTACTCGCTCGTGCATTGCCGTCGACCTATCGCTGACTCGCCCTTCTGATTGCGGATATGCACAGGCATCGATGCAAATCGTTGGTCTGGGTTGAGCGCATCCTCACGGATATTGCCGTTTGAGACGATGTGCAGAGGGATCCCAGCGTCCTCGCATTCGCCTCGTAGTACGTCGAGGTGTTCGTAGACGGCTCTTGGTTCCCAGCCTGTGTCGCTGAAGATGGCGCAATCTACTGGTGGCAGATCGCCATGTATCACCATGCGTAGAAGGGTGGTCGACTGCACACCAGCACCCAGCGAGAGGATGCGTAGTGGGTAGGTGGTGCTCATAGCGGAGCAGACTACTAAAGCGATGTTGTGGACAGAATGCGACGACGCTCCCCCAGCCAGAGCCAGAGGAGCGTCGTCTGAGCCACGCTGTCAAGAGGAAGGAGAGACAGCGTGGCAGATCTCTCGCCCAGAGGTGGTGCTATGTGGTGGTGGGCAGTATCTCGTAGCAGTAGTCCTCTGCACAGATGTCGATGCCCAGCCATGTCGTGATCGCCTTTATGACGAGGAGTGTCGCTATGACGATGACGACACCTACGACTGTGCGTCTGATCTGGTATCTCCACTCTGGGAGTCGTGTGGTGGTCATGCGCTTGCTCGCTCGCTGAGCCATGTCTGCACGATGT